CTAAGAACATACGGCCTATGGCTCTTGTAGCCATCTTCGTGGGCTACTTCCTCTTTGCCATGATGTCTGCCTTTGGCTATAACGCCCAAGCAAGCTATGTTGAGCTTCTAGGCCAATGGGGGATGCTGGTGATGTCTGCCTATTTCGGTGGTCGTACCTTAGAGAAAATCATGGAGATTCGTAGCAAGAACTAGCTACGCAAGTTGCGCTTGTAATAGCTAATTGAGCTTTCAGACTCCACAACATAGCTTGATACTCACGGAGACTCCACAAACAACAAAGCCGCTAAAGGGACTTCCCTCTAGCGGCTTTTTGTTGTTTGCGAATAGCAAATGTTATGCCTGTTTCTCTACAGGACTTCCTCCTCCACCATTTCCACCCCAGTATATTTCCATTCGGAAGATGCCAAGGGAGACAGTGATGTTCTCTACCATAGAGGTGTCATCAATGTTTCCATCATCGTCCATCTCGTAAGCAGCTCCGCTTTCAATGCCAACTGCTAGTCCAGAAATCCAATCAAAATCAATTTGCATAAGTTTCTCCTTTATATTCCTTTGTCCAAGGCTGTCCTGTATCTCTATGAAATACTATTTCAGTGCAAGCCTCTTTCAAAGCCTGTTCTGCTGCTCGTATAAACTTAGGCAGAATTTCTTGAGACACAACAAACTTAGTAACTTCTAGTTTGCCTGTGTTCTCAACAGCCCTTGCCAAGTAATAACAACCAAAAGTACCCATATGTTGTCTAGGCAGCTTATCAAAATAAACTATCACTTCTTGCTCCCGTTAAACTGATGTAAGAAGACACCAAAACAATCAACAAACACCTCATCATGTTCATTACGACCCATAGTGAACATAATAGCATGAACAAGCTCATGGAAGAAGGTTTGCTCTGCATAGGTTTTATGCAGCCCTTCTTTGATATAAATAGTATAGGTAGATGAATCGCACCTCCCCAAGTCGGTCATTTCAGGAACCATTTTAACAGTCCATTCACTTCCAGCCAATGAGAAGGTGCTAGGTATTGCTAGTTTAGCAGCAGCCATTAGACACCACAGGAACCGCCCTTGCCAGTGATTTCACACACATCAACTTCTTCATATACAACATCCTTATGCTTTAGTGCTTCCTCGTAAGGCACAGAGGTCAGAGGCTGACCACCACGGCTTCCATCAGGATAGCAGGTAAAACCACGCAAACGAGGGGCATACTTTGCAAGCACATTAGTGAACTTGTCAACTTCGCCCTCATTGTTGAACTTAGTTCCCCAAGATGGGAGGTTGATAGTCGAGGAGATTGACATATCAACGTAGTCTTGGATGTCAGCTTGGAATTTGATTCGTTTTTCATAGTCCTCACTTAGGTCAATAGCACTTTCAATCTTGCTTGGGTCAACTCCATATTGGTCAATAAGCGTTTGAGCTGTTCCGTCAATGACATACTGATACTTCCACTTCGTCCCTTCCGTGAGAAACCTTCGCTTATATGCCACAGCAAAGAGTGGTTCGATTCCTGTAGTAGTACCTGCAAGAATGCCAATGCTGCCTGTAGGCGCAATAGCTCTGTAAGCTGCTGGTCGACTAATGAAGAATCGGTCACAATGTTCGTCTGCTGCTCGTTTGCTTTCATCTCGGTATACCTCTAACCACTTACGAAGCTCAGGGGTCACTTCATATGAATATCGTTTCTTAAGGAGCCATTCGTGGATTCCCATAAGTCCAAGTCCAAGTCGTCTATTTTTCTCACGAACTGTATATACTTTTTGGTAGGGTAAATCAGCCCGGAGTGTACCACAGACCAAGAACTTAGAGGCAAGTTCCACAACGTGCTTGAACTCCTCCAAATTCTTGATGTTGCCCATATTAATTGACCCCAAATTGCAAACGTCACTATCGTCTTCTGACGTAACCTCAGTGCAAGCGTTTCTAAGCGTTTCATTCTGCTTATCCCCAAAGTTAAAGCTAAAGCCCGGTTCTGCTGTCTCCATAGCTTGTCGTACATTCTGCTTAAACACAGCATTGTTCTCAAGACCACCTACTAACGAGGCATCATCATAATTCACTGAAATGTTAGTCATGTCCAAGGGGGCAGAAGCATTAAAATCTTTTAGCTTCATGGCCTTGATGTCTTCATTCCAGTTCTTCATGGTTAGAAACTTCTGAATGTCATCATGCTGCCAATTAAGACTAGCATAGATAGCAGACCTACGGCTTCCTCCCTGCATTACATTACGTCCAATCTCATTGATAGCGTTCATCAATGGAATAGGGCCGCTGGCAGTGCCTCCTGTACGGCTCAAAGCCTTCCCTGAAGGGCGTAGGCGGCTATAGTCAATACCAATGCCTCCACCTGTCATTAAACAGCTCATTGCTCGCCATGTAACGTTGCTCCACTCCTCTCGTGTGTCTTCTTCAGCACGAAGCAGGAAACAGTTGTTATATGCCTTGAACGGACGACCTGCGTAGTACAGGTAACGGCCTCCGGGCAGAAACTTCATTTCCTTGATATATTGTGTCAGTTGTTTACGGTCAGTTTCTGACATAAGAGTGGACATTGTACCTTCACGGCTTCCACATACGTCTTCAACTAAACGCTCTGACAACTTAGCCCATGTGTCTCCCGGCCCTTGGGCATACTTGAAACGAAACACATTCTCTGCAAAACTATTACGAAATTCGGTCATTCAACTTCCTTTAAAAACTTGTCCATATTATCTTCTATAATCTCCGCAAATGCGGTGATTAAGTCCTTGCTAGAAACATTTAATAGCTCCAGCAAGGACACCTCATCAAGCCTTTCTAGCTTCTCTTTCAGTTCTTCAAGCAACACTGTCATCTTCTTCGTCTTCATCAAAAGCCAACAGGAACAGCAAACAACACACAGCGTGTGCTAAATGGCTCTTATGGCTTTCAGCATCAAATTGCTCTCCTTGTCGCCATGCCCAAATGTGACGCATAGCAGCATTAAAATAGCGAGTGTCAGGGTCATCAACGTGCTGCCAATTGTCAGGGCTGTATTTGTTAGCACCATAGGTGAGCACCTCTACAACTTCTTCCATTGGCCCCGGAGGAACTAACGACCACATAGGCTTGTTTCGGTCAAACTTAACACCCAATGTTGGCTTCTCAGCCTCTTGAGTAAAACTACTCATAGGCTGCTCCAATATTTTACGGATATAGTCTCGTGATTTCTCATAATAGTCTTCATCAAAATAGGGGACACCAATGCGTCCACAGCTTTCTTTGTATTCGTCTTTAGTCATCTTTATATTTCCTCTACTGGTTGTTTTTTAAGTAGGTTATTGCCTCACTTAAAATATTTAAATCATCGTTTACATAACCTAAAGCTCTGTTGCAAGGGGAACAAAGAAGTCCTCGTACTTTTCCTGTTTTATGGTCATGGTCTACAGCAAGTTTCCTTCCTGTTACACAGCCTTTTTTACATATTTTACAAGAATTTCCTTGTTCTTCCATCATCTTATTGTAAAGCTCTAAAGAAACACCAAATTTATATTGAAGCTGATATTCTCTAATTAAATCTTTACGGGTTTCTCTATATGCTTTATTACAAGACTTACAACGATATTGTTTATATCCCTTTTCACTTTTAGATTCGCTAAACTCAGACAATGGCTTTAGCATATCGCATTTTGTACATTTCTTCATTCAGAATATTTGCGTTCTAAGTATTCAATAGACAATAACATCTCATCAAACCCACCATCATGCACATCATTAAGGACAACTAGTCCTCGCCAATGCCTGTTAGAAAGATTGTCCATATAATCTTCGTCATGTAGATAATAGCTACCAGCAACAATAGCACAAATAGGCTTACCATCAGCTCGTTTTCCATATGCTATTTGCTTTCCTTGTTGATGTCCAGCCACGCACGACATATGGAGCTTGCTAATGATAGCAGCAGGAGAAGCGGCAGGACGACCCATTGCACCCACAGGCCAATAATGAGAAAACCCAACACCAGCAATAAACACTGGCTTAAGAAAGTCATGTACTTCCCAATCTTTTGTATTGCAATGGTCATACGTCATCAGTCCTTCTAGCATCGGGTTGTTATTAATGGCTCGTACAATGCGGTTCTCATGGTTTCCCCTTAAGAACACCATACGAGGTTTATACACCTTATGCTTGCTTTCCTTCTGTACCTTCTGCATGGCCTTTAAAGGGGCTAGGAGGGCTTCCATGCCCTTGTTCCCTGCCTCAATGTCTGCTAGGTAGCGTTTCCCTTCAAAATACTTGCTACCTGCTTTGTCATGGCTTGAGAGGCTTGGCATATCCCAATGGTCTCCAAGGTGTATAACAATGTCTGGTTTGTAGTCACAGATAGCCTTCCCTGCCCATGTCAGGTGCTTGGTAGGCGTGTCTGGCTTACACTGGGTATCAGGAATTACTAGTATCTTCATCGTTTTCTCCCCACCCTGTAGCACGTCCTGCAATTTCTTCCTCGCTGTCGTAATATTCACCAAACCATCCCTCGCTCTCACGGAAGGGGGAATATTCAATTCGTACCTTCTCACGTACACCCATATAGCCTGTGCTCTCTAAGAAGAACAAGAAGTCTTGTAGGACATTAGTCCAAGGAGTTCCGTCTTCGTAGGTGATGGCAAAGGTGATGTCCTTATTTTCAATTGCGTCTTCTTCTCGAAATGTAAACTTGTTTGTCATTTGGTTTCCTTCATATTCATTACACGTTTCATCAGCTCTGCGTTAGCAAGGCTGTAGGCGGGTTCGTCATAGAAGCTATTGTAATATGCAGGGTCTTGTCCTACACGTACAGAGTTTCTTGCTATAACACCTTGTATGTCTTCTAAAGAGCCTCCCCAAGGTACTTTCTCATACATCATGCTGCTTCCTTTGGTTTTTCATAAAACATATGACATTGCTGTAGGTTGTGGTTATAGGGAACCCCTACGAAATAGCTCTTCATCTCCTCTGTTGGCCTATAAGGGAGATACCTCTCGCACTGCTCTGCAATAGGGCAGTGTAAGCCATCACACAAAGTTATGTCATTCATGTTTTCTTCCTTTGTTCTTTCTCTTTAGCACTCTTGATGACATGGCAGGGCTTACATAGAACTTGCAGGTTTGGTTCCTCACAGAACAGCCTGTCAATGAATGTGTCCCACCCTTGCCATCCCTTCTTTGGGTCTACAGCTGGCTTCTTGTGGTCAACTTGCACCTCTTTCGCTACGAACTCGTCTTTACAAGCGTTGCACTCAAAGTGTTTAGCAAGTTTCCCTGTCTTCACATTTGTCTTCCTCTGTGTAAACGCAGCATCAAGCACAGCATATTTAGGAGGCCACCTCTGAGTTGCTGTTCGTAATGCCGACACAACAAAACTCTTGAACCTAGCCTCCGTCCATTCCCCTCCGTTATACGCTCTCAACTTTTTCCACCAAAAACTTTATTCTGTCACACTCTTTTAAAGAAGGCCATTCAACAAGCCAGTGAAGCAATAGTATTTTTGCTTCTAAATTAGAACTTGCGTTGATGACAGTTTTAAAAGTACCTTCATGTAGCCCGTTACCGTGTGTAATAGTGCATAAATAAGTCATAAATATTCCTTTATAAAGGAGGTTGCCATGTCTGTCCTTTCTCACGCCGTAGCCACAGCAGCTGTCCGTTCTCTGCTACGTGCTCAGGAGGCTCTTTAGCAGCCTTATAAGCCTCTACAACAGCCTCGTACATCTCCTTGTCCCCTGTCAGCCCCTTGAGCAGCCTAGCAGCCTTTACAGGCCCAATGCCTTTAAGCCCTTGGATGTTATCAATTCGGTCTCCTGTCAGCATTTGCAAATAGAAGCTCTTTAGTCCTTCCTGTTCGGTTACAAAATATTCCAAGTCCTTTACGGGGTTGTAATGCCACCCCGGTAGTTGGTCTAGGTCTTTGTCCACATGAACAATCCAAACGTTCTTTCCATTTGCTTCAATGCCTACAGCATCATCAGCTTCTTCACCCTCTGTTGTTACAGCCTCCAGCCGTGTTAGGTGCTTTCTCAAAGCCTCGTAATGTTCTGGTTTCTCAAGGTCTTTCCTGTTCCCTTTGTAAGGCACTGTCTTGGCAATGTCATAACGGAAGTTTGTTTTCCCCGTGATGAAAGCATTGTAGGTTGTGCATTTAAGGCGAATATACACCATGTCTGTCAGCCATTCAGTGAGCCGATTCTTAGCCCATTGTTCCTCTACATCTTTGCAGGAGAAAGCGACATGGTACACAAGAAAATCGGCATCCAGAACAGCCTCCGTTGGTTTAGGAGGCAGAGACATTACAGCTCCATGTCTGCTGTGTCTTCTTCCTTAGCAGAAGGGACATAGGTGACAAGCTCTGTAACCACCACACGCTTGGCAGAGGCAGCAACGCCTGTCTTCTTAGCAAACTTCCATTCGTATGTGCCAAGAACCAATGTTGCCTTTGAACCGTTGCCAATAGTTTTCGGGTCAATGTTCTTGCCATCGTCATCTACAGGCTGAATAGCGAAGTTGCTCTTGCAGGTGACAAAGCGTCCCATGCTCTCGTTCTCGCCTACATGAACACCAAGGGCTTCCACCTTAGCTACGTCTTCAGCAGACAGGTTCCCAAGTTTCACCAGATACTTCTTAGAAGCCTCTGTGTATTGGTTGAATTGAACCATGTCAGAAGCGTAGTAAAGCTGTCCGGTGATGGTGATAGGTTTAGTAGTCATTTAAGTTTCCTTTTAAGCAGAGCCTCTCGGCTCAATGTGTTTCACGCCAATTGCGTCCAATCTTATACTCTCCATTCAGGGGGCATCTAAGACCAAAATGTTCCCCTGCTTCAACAATGCTTTGCACTGCTGCTTCACCTACTATTATAGCATACTTGTCAGATGTTTCAAGCTGAATTTCATCGTGAACGTTAGCAACTAGCTTAATAGGCCATCCATTTTCCTTGCATTTGTTGTAAAAAAGACACAAAGCCTTCTTCATAACAATTGCCCCTGCCCCTTGCAGCAAGCTGTTTAAGGCTGCGTGTTCAGAGCGTACCCAAATCTTCCTTCCGTCTAAACCCGGTACATAACCCAGAGCAGCATAGTTAGCTACCTTAGCTATGAGCTTGGCTAGAGCTGGTGTCTGTGAGAGAAATCTTTTCTTAAGTTCTCCACCCTTTCTAGCGTTGCCTCCAACAATGCTACCAATTTTTGCATCTCCAGCTCCATATAGGAAGGCATAGATGAAAGTCTTTGCGCTGTCCCTAGTAAGTAGTCCAGCTGCTCGTTGATTGATTGTGTGTACGTCCGTACCGTCCTTACTGCTTCCCTCACATACTGTTCTGACATAATTTATATCCTTCATGTAATGAGCCAACATTCGTAGCTCTAAACCACTAGCATCAATACCTACCAATACCTGCCCGTCTTCGACTGTCCAGCACTCACGACACTCAGGGCCATAGGCACTCCCTGCATTAGGTATCTGTGCCATGTTAGGGCTGCTATGCGTCATACGCCCTGTCACTGCCCCATTAGTAATAACCTTTCCATGCACCCTGCTGTCCTTGCCTACGGCCTCCAACCAGCTTTCTATCTGTGCTACACGCTTCTGGAGCATCAAATATTCCACAATGGGAGCTGCTTCCGGCAGGTCTATCTTCGACAGCACACCCTCATCGACTATGGGCTGTCCGGTTTCTGTGTGCTTGTCGGGTTTCCATCCAAGCTCGATGAGCTTTTCTCCGATTTGCTTCCTGCTGCCGGGATTAAAAGAAGCCACCCCATCTTTGAGAGGCTTTCCAGTTTTGTCGCTGGTTCGTTTAACAACGACAGGAGGCCATCGTTCTTGCATTTGTTCATATAAAGCATCCAATTTTCCTTTGATGTCAGTAAGTAGGCAGGTTGCATATGGTATATCCAGTTTGAAGCCATTTCTGACTTGTTCTTCGATGATAAGAGCCACTTCGTGCTCCAACAGCACACTTTCTTCACTAAACTGTTTCTCATTAAGCTCATTGACTAGCTTGAGATACAACTTAGCTGTCACTTCACAGTCTTGCTTACAATAGCTTTCGAGAAGACCCGTATGAGGCTTATCGTAGCATTCAAGCTCGTATTCCTCTCTGCGTCCCATCATCCATTGCCAAGCAGCTTGATAGCTAATCTTTTGACACCCGAGGCTGTTTCCCCATGCTTCTAATGAATGACCATTCTCTCTGCTCGGCTCTAGCAGACGACTTACTATCAACGTATCGTACAGGAGGTTCGAAGCTATCTCTATCTTCCAACACTTCTTCAATAGAGGGGAGTCGAATCCTATTACGTTGTGACCGACTATCAATGAAGCGTCCCTTAAATAAGCCATGAGGCTGCTTGCTTCTTTCCATGTTCTTTTCTCTCCGGTGTCAATGTTCTTTGTACATACAAGCCATATTTTATTATGGGCTAAGTTGCTTTCACAATCTAAAACTATCCTCATTTTGTTTCTCTTTTTCAATTGCGTTATAAACCCGTTCAATCAATGACTTGTTTACAAAACCATCATATTCCTTCCCGGACTTAAAACTTTCAAAGGAATGTAGCAACTCCAGCCAAGTTTCCCACGAATCGTCATAAAACTGTTCTTGTTTTAGTTTTGCTAGTCGAATAGTGTAAGTATTTCCTTTTGTCCTCTTAGCAAAAGATGTAAGAATTTCTATAACATATACAAGATATGAGAGATGAAATACATAATTACTAATATACAGCATTTCACTCCGTTCTCCCATTGTGTTATTATAGTTCATTTCTTTCTTTCATTATAGCCTTGCTACGTCTGTTTGATGGATACTTGTCAGGCTTTGCACACCTGTAGTCCTGCGTCCAATATTCACCTCCATTCTCATGTATCAGCTTATACCCATGCTGAGGCCATTGCTTCATTGCTAGACTGTACATGAAATCAATGGCAGCATATGGGTTGTGCTTTTTAGGCGGGTCATACCAATTGTTGCAAGCTCCATCAGTCCAATAATAAATAGCTCCCTCAAAGTTAACAATCTGCATATCTTTATGAAGCATGGGAGCTGTTGGATGTTCCTTATAATAGCTACCAGCTGCCTCAATTAAGTTGCCAAACCCATCATCATTATAAGCATAGTTGTTTCTATGCTGAACTAGTTTACCAAAAGCATCGTGGTTCCATGTTGTTGTCATAGGTTTTCTTCCATTAGCTCCACCATCACCTCATAAGAGCCTGAGCCATTGTGCTCGTCATAATACTTGTCGAGAGCCTCATCTGCTGTCTCTGCTTCGTATTCGTATGTGCCTCGCTCTGTCCAAACTTCGTATAAGTTCATTTCGTTTCCTTAGTATCGCCAATGCTCGGTTCCTTCGGAACCCCTAAAATGGTGCAGCAGGGAGCTGCTCTTGTTTCTGTTGCTCATATGCCTTCTCTTGTTGTTTAGTCCAAGGAATAGCCCCTGTAGCAGGTGGGAAAGGCCAAGTCATTGTGCTACCCATATGGCTTTCCCGCCTGTTGGTTCAAACTGTTCCGTTTTAAGTCGAATGTATTGTTGACCAGCAATGCCAGCAGATTGAACATAACCTTGGATACCCCAGTCTTTAACCTCTGTTACTACTACCATGCAAGCCCCAAAAGTTTCAAAGTTGGGGTCTACTTGTACGATGTCGTTTACTTTAATCATTGTTCTTCTCCTTGAGTTTGGCTTCGACTAGGCTTGCATATGTGTAAAACCTCGGAATTGCTGCACGACTCTCAAGCCACAAGTTTGATTTTTCTCTGTCCGTCAGCCCCACCCAAGGGCGTTGGTAAACTTGGATGTCATCGTCTTCGTCTGCAATGTATCCCGCACTTGTAAGACTAATGCGTTGTTTCATTTCTTCTTTTTTGGTCATGTGTTCTTCTCCTTGAGTTTGGCTTCAATGGCTTCCACAATCTTGCGATCACCCCATTTATGATGCACAGCATTTACCAAAATTTCGTTTCTTTCCGCAAAGGTCAGGTCTACCAAGGGCGTTGTTGTGGGATGGCTTTGTTTTCTTTCCAGTTCTTCATAGGCCACCGTGTTCGCAAATCAATCTCAGGCTCTTGTGCTGGCTGTGCTGCGGGGTATTCCATCATGCCTGTATCTACATTGAAATACTCGCACTGAAAGCAAGCTCCCTTGCAGTTTTTTAAGTTCGGACATTCCTGTGCCAAGGCTGCTTTGATGGCGGTGATGGCTTCTTCAAAGGTGTCAAAGTCCTGTCGTTTTACTTGGTATCGCTCCAACGCCTCAAGCGCAAGTTTCAATGCTGCGTCCTTCGGACTTGCCAATGCTTCTTTAGTCATAATTCCTCCAATACGTTAAGGGGTTTCTCTTCTAAAATTCCTGTAGCTCTATTGTACCATATTCCAAACTTCTCACCAGTAGCACTACCAGCAAAACGGTCTTTCAGCACCCTAAATGTCGTGGTCTGTCGCACGACAGGGTCTTCTGCCTGTTTATTACGTTCGAGACCAAACATATAGTGGCTCCATCTAGCAATGGCTCGTGAGCCTGTAAAATGCTTCTCCAACACCCTACCGCCTTCCTCGTGTGCCTTACCTTCCGGCGTTGTGAGGTGAGACACAAAATGGATGATTAGGCCATCGCTCTGTGCAAGGGAGGCCATGTCTGCCATAATGCCATCCAAAGCTCTCCGTTCGTCCTGCTCATTCGCTGCCAATGCTGTCAAGTGGTCTAAATATATCATCTTAATGTCATACGCCTTGGCAAAATAACGAATAATCTTCTTCACACTAGCCCAATCCATAGCACCAAAATGTTCCATCATGTAGAGCTGTCCCCGTTTGTCTAAGCTCTCAATGCTCTGCTCATATTGCTCACGAGTCCAGCCAGCATCAGGGATGTGATACAAACGTTTATCTAGCTTACCCGCTACTCGCTGTGCAGTTTCTACGACATTCTGCTCTAAATAAATAACCCCTACCTTCTCATTCAGCACATCAATGTCATAAGCAATTTGCTGTGTGAACACATCTGTCTTACCCACACCAACACCAGCCCCGAAGCCATAAAGCTCCCCTTTCCGGCGACCATACGTAAGTGTCGTTAATGACGGAAACGCCCAAGGCACTCCCTCCACTGGAGGCGCAAGAAGCCTGTCCATAATGTCATGTACGCTTACAATGCCTTCCGGTCTATGTTCTTCTGCCTTCCACCAAGCATTGATAAATTCCTTGGTTTTACCTGCCACCAAGTAGTCGCAAGCATCCTTGAAGCCATCTAAATGCTTCATAATTTTGCTCTTACCTGCGAACAGGTCTGCCACTTCCCGTGCTGCCTTAATTCCGGGTTCATCGCCATCAAAGCACACCACCACTAGGTCAAAGGTGTCTAGCCATTCAAACGCCTGTTTACAGGCCTTTAAAGCCCCTGCTGCGCCGTTTGGCACTGAGACAGTGGGATAAAGGCTTCCTTGCATTTGAAAGGCTGCCAATGCGTCTAGCTCACCCTCGGTAATGGTGACAGTTTTACCTCCGGCGGGGAATAGCTCTTGTCCGAAAAGTGTATCCAATTTACCGACACTAAAAAACTCCTTGGTTTCGACAATTCTTGTTTTAAGACCATTCTTATAGCTGTAAATTTGTTTACCGTTCGGGCTATAAACCTTATAACGCTCACACGTTGAACGTGTAATGCCTCGGTCAGCAATGCCTTTAATCTCGCCTTCCGGCTGTATATTTTCCATAAGTTTCTCTTTTGGTTTGCTGGGACTAGAACTCGCCGATAGGCTCATGCCTTCCCCTACGCCTGAGAACGTTCTGTTACAGGCAAAGCAATGGCGATGATTGTCGTCATACGTGCAACAAGCGTCAGACGATGGACAAGCAGGACATGGCCCTTTAGATAATAGTTTACTTTCGTTCATAATATATCTTTTTGCAGATAGTTTTTGATAATTTGACCCAACATATTATTCCACTATGATGTTAATGACACAAACAATAATAACGATAGACAACAGCATTTAGACCTCTTTAATGTCTTTTAATGCCAAATAAGCATCAATTTCTGCTATTACAGCGTCTTTTCCATGTTTCAGTACTAAATAGGCAACATTGTTTAAGGTTGTCTTGTAGTGCATCTCAGCGAGGGCTTCTTCTTCTTCAATTGTGGTCTCAAAACCAGTGTAAAAAGCGTCTTTAACTTTCATATATTCAATGTTTCATCCATTTTTGTTTATATTTACGACCAAACAATAGCATGATGTTGCTAATAGTTGGCATGATTCTTGCTCTTTAAAGACTATAAAGGCTTTAAAGGTTCTATATATATTATAT